GTGGTTCAGAGACGGGCGGAATAATTTAGACGCGGAGGCTCAGGTAGAAGCTTTTCTGGTAGGCATACTGGGGCCAACTATTGGCCTTCTACCAACCGCTGCCCGTGCCGTAGATTTATACAAGACAGGCCATGCTGATAGGGCAATTGAAACAATGTTGCCCGGGTTTGTTAAACAACCCGTAATTGCTGCACGTTATGCGGATGAGGGCGCTAGAACCCTGCAAGGCAACATCATGAAACAAGAGTTCACTCCTTTTGAGTTGATGATGCAGGGATTGGGCATACGACCCGCTGACCTCGCAGAGATTCAGTTCCGAAACATTAAGGTAAAAGGGCAGGAGCAGGAGATACTTAAAAAACGTCAGACTGTGTTAGACATTTTTGGGTTGACTATCATGACCAACGATGAAGAGGGAACACAGGCGGCGATCGAGAAAATAATAAAATTCAACACCAAGTATCCTACGCTCGCAATAGACGTGGACACTCTCTTCAAGTCTATAGAAGGCAAGTTCGAAAAGTCAGCGCAGACCGATCATGGTTTGTATGTTGACCCTAAGCTGCGGTACTTATTTACGGACACTTACATCCAGAAAATAACCGAGAAAAATAAAGAAGACCCTACTGAAGAAAATCCTTTCCTAAAGTACGTGCAATAAAAAACGCCCCGCTTTTTACGGCGGGGCGAAAACCAAAAGGAGAGAGCAACTACAAGTTGCGCTTTGATTGTACGCGCTTAACCCGCCACACGCGCAATCCCCTTACGCCATCTTCTATTACTAGCTTACTGATTGTGGTGTAGCCCAGACGCCGCATCTTACGGTCTACCCGGTCTCGTGCTTCTACATCATTGAGACATGGCACGAAGAAGGAACTACCAACTGTAAATTCTTCCCAGTTAAGTTGGTACGTTACGCCATCAATCCTCATTGCCTTGCAGGTCAATACTGGGTGCGACACCCAACAGATCGGAATCAAACTCCAACGCCACCACTGGCGGGGCGCTGATGTCCGTGCCAATATCCAGTCGGGTACGAACCTCGGAGATGAACGCGCCCGTCTTGTTCAAGGCGGTCAGCAGGTCGGTAAAGGTGACCTGCTTTAGTACGCAGAAATCCTTGAGCGACTGGCGGATTATGTATATACGTCGTGTATCTGGTTCGTACCGGACAACCAACGCACCACGGGGCAACAACAGCGGGGTGGCGGCAATACCTGACTTGGAACTGCTGTACTTGTTGACCACCAGAATGTTCAGGTTGTGCTTGAGCAGGAACTCGCCAACGATGGTGGCGTAGTCGTTGAACGACAACCGTGTGGCCGACTGCATGTCAGAAATCTCGGCCACCGCCCAGTCAAATACCCGTTTGTGGTTTATGTTGTGCAGCCCCAGCTTGTGGGCAATCAGTCCGCCTGTCAGATTTGCGCCCGCCATGCCTGACCAAAATCGTTCTCGGGTGTCTATCTTTACAGCCTGATCAAACCGGGCCTGTACTTTCAACGCGGTCTCCACAACTTCCTCAAGATTCTGCACAAGGTACTGGGCGTACGGCAGGCCAGCCAAACCGTAGTTGCTGTGCAACCGGCCAAAGACATGCTTGGCTGTGGCTTTGTCGAGGTTGTTGGTTGGGTCAATCTTGTACTGCATCAGACGCATCAACTCGCCCTCTGACGTTGACTTCAAGGACTCCAGCTTGTCGGTCATACTGGAGTTGGACGTGGCCACCATCATGGTTGCCCAAAAGCCTTGGGACTCACGCTCCTCGTTGGAGGATGCTTTCATACGGCGGCGCGGTGCGCCCTGCGTTACGCTGTAGGCCAGATCAGAGAAGTCGTCCCCGCTCATCTTTGTGATCTCGTCCACACCCAGCGGTAGATTGCACATGACTGCCATGCGGTGAAGCTTGACGTTCAGGGTATCTTTCCATTGCAGCATCAACTCATCGGGGTGGCCCCACACGCTGTTCATAACCTGAAGTATGGTTGACTTGCCTGTTCCAGACTTATTATTTATAAGGTTGATGATGCCGCCCTTGATACCCATAAATTTGATAAGCGGTGCGCCAAACGCAGAAAACACAGCAAAGGCATGCGGCTCAAAGTTCGGCATGTCGTAGACATTGATGATGTCTTTCCACTCGTCCAGCGACCCAACAGGGCGTAAGGCGTGGGCGATGTCCCGTGTTGCCTTGGACGGTGGACTGTATTTGACATAGCTCGCCCCGATCTCTCTGTTCCCCAAAATAAACTTCTCGTCGTCATCTGCCCAACCAAATTGCAACCTCATCATCTCCACCTCTTGTGTTACTTGTAGTTCTTTTGCACATTGCATCAAGTAATCCAGAATCAAGGCCATCTGGGCCACGCCCGCAATGACACCGTGAAAAGAAACGGTTTTCCTCAACTCATCCTTACTCAGTGCATCTACCAACGGCACAGAGAATTCCTTGGCCCCATCCCTCGGAAGCACCCGACGAATCAGAATCGTCTCGCCCAATGCAGGGTCGTACATCCGCTTGGTGACGAACAGGTCGTACTCGTATACAAGAGCAACAGCGGGGCCGTCGCCTTCTTCGTTCTCTTCTTTCAGATGTTTGTAAACACCACCGTTCTTACCGCGAAAATACCGGTTTGGTAACTTTGGTACTACGAATTCAACGGGTGCAGCGTCCTTGCTTGTGGACTGGTACTCAATAATTTCACCAGCTTCGGATTTGGCAATCTCATGGCCCAACACAATAGGAGATTTGATCTTGCCTCGGTGCATACACTTGTCGCACAGCCCCGGTGCAAACGAATCAAACGTGTCGCAGGTGTATGGGCCTTTGATTTGATTGGCCTTGCGTTCTGTGGCAGCTGCGTCGTACTTTGGGTGATTCTTGGATATCAGGTGAATCGCCTTGCCACGGTCTACGCAGTGCTGGGCAACGGACAGTCCCGCCCGCCACAATGGTTCTTCGATGTTGGGTTGATCCTCAACGATCAGACGCATCTGTTCACACCCAACGCCATCAGCGGTCTTCTTCAGGATGGTGCGAAACCGTGATTGCTTATTACCAATAACAGCTTTTGTAAAGTCGTCTAATTCCTTGGGGGCATAAGGCTTCTTCACGTCTACCAACGGCCCCATGCGTTCGGCAAAGTCATCGAACGTCATTGGCTGAGACAGGTGCATCAGGACAACGTCATGCGGTGGGGTGTCCTTGAAGTTCTTTGTCCCCGGAATCCGCAACACCCGCGCTGCATCTGCTGGTACAGCAGGGTCAACAATAAACTTGTGTTCAAGGCACTTGGCTTTGAAAGTCTCAGCTACAGGTAACCACTTATCTTTGGCCACAGCTTCAGTCAGCGGCCAGTAAACGTGCCAGCCACGGCCAGAGTTAACGACGGTCGGCCTTGGCAGGTTCAGAGTTTTACACAATTCTTTAAGTGCTTGCAGTCCTGTGGCTTGATCTATGTACCCTCTGATACGCCCACGCTTGTCCGGCTTGGCCTTGTCTTCCCCGCAATCAATGTCCAAGAAGAACGACTTCATCAAGCCACAGTTGGCGGCATCCCGATTCTCGTCGGTGATGAACTTACCGCATCCAAAGAATACATCTATGCCGTTGGCCACCAAACGGTCGGCTTCGGCTTCTAATTCTTCTATTGTTTTGTGGTGAGTCTGTGAATGGTGTGTGCCATTCTTCAACCCCAGTACACAGTAGAACCCTTCTTCTGAAGGGACGACTGCTTCAAGCAAACGAACATCCGCCATATTGTGTCCAAGCACGTCAAGAGAAAGGGGGGCAACGGGGGCTGACGGTTACCCCGTTCGCTCCGTCGAGCTAGTCGCCCCCCGAAACGATTTACTTCAAGTTCAAGAAAGTGGAGATGTGTTTCTGGTGATCTTTGCTGGGTATATGGGTTCCAGAGAACCAGTTGTACACCGTCTGCCTAGTCACGTTGAAAAGCACCATAACATCGGTAACAGGGACGTCGTGGGAAATGCAGTACCTTCCCAAACGAACACCCAAGTTTTTGATGCTGGCCCCTTTGTTGAGTTGAGCAACTCTTTGGCTGTATCCAATCATTTGTCGTCGTCGCCCCACTCGTCGACCAGCGCAGAGAGGTTCTGCTTGGGCTTGGGTACAACAACAACTTTCTTCTTCTCGACCCGTACAGTGGGTTCTTTGGCCTCTTCCTCTTCTTTTATGCTGGCGGCGGCAGACCCAGCAGGTGCGACCAACTTGGGAATAGCAGGGGTTTCCTGTTTCTTGGTGAAGTTCATCTTGCCCGCATTGACGGCAACTTGCGTCTGCCCTTGGGCTACCGCGACTTGGTAGGTTTCTTTGTCGAGAAACTCCGCGTTGCTGAAGACCAGCTTGGGGAAATCGCTGTCGGTGTCAAACGTCAAGCGTGTGGCCAACATGTTCAAGTTGTAGCCTGAACTGGCAACATACTTGGCGTATTGCAGGAACGGCATGTGGTCAACATCACCAGTACCAAAAATACTTTTCTGTGGCAGGATCAATTGGAAGATGTCACCGCCCACGTTGTTTCGCAGCGTAACGCCCAAGCGCCATGAATAACGGCAAGCTGCACGACCGGGGCCACCTGTACCTTTGATGGCTTGGGGGCAGTCTTTACAGATAGAGCCTTGTGGGTTCTCAACATCTGCGTCAGGACGCTCGCCATCACTCGACCAGCAGTCAGGAATGGAGGTCTCTTCAGAGTTGTACTCAGCGGCGTAGTACGACTTTTGCACACTGCGGCTACCACTGACGATCACAACGTCCATGTGTGAGTCAGTGTTCTTGGCAATCTCTTTGCCGCCATCAACCAGACGGAAGACACGCCCGCGCAGTGTGATGCGCTTGACGCTACCGCCTGATGCAGTAAAGGCTTTTGTGAAGTCATCCAACTCTACGTTTTGCAGGTGGGCGGGAAGGTTCTCACGGTATGTAGTTACGTTGCTCAATTTTCTCTCCTTAGAATGACGATGGTTTGCGTTTGACAGTGACAGCGTAACGGCTGTCGACGTTGAGACCCTCGGGGTACTCGTCTGGATGTTCCTCCAGAAAATCTTTCATGTTTGTATCGTGAATGCGTTTGTGCAGTAAACCAAACGCTTTGTGTTTGTCAACCAAACGGTAGACGGCTTCCCAGTTGGTGGGGTTGTACCGTTTCAACACCCGCTTGATGACAACCGTCTTTTCAGTCGACATGCTTGTTGTGTTGTCGGCAAGCATGATTTGGATGAGTTTGTGCTCAATTTCTGCAAGCTGTTGCTCAAAGACTTTGTCTACATCCTCAAACTTTTCCTTGAGTACTTCTCGCTCCGTTCGGATTCTGATGTACTCTGTAGACAAGTCGTCTACTGATTCAGTGGTAGCTTCGCTCTCTTCCATTTGAAGTTCCTTTTGGTTGTTGTGGGGGTTATTATATGGCTTGTACTAGACTTTGTCAAGTATCTGCCAATTCTTTTTTGTAGAGATCAACCACTTTTTCGTGGTTTGTTATGTTGCTCTGCAACATGGTGTATAGCTTACGCTCGATGGGGCTTCCTTCGATGTGCACTATGGTCATGTTGTTGCGTTGTCCCGGCCTGTTGATGCGGGCGTTCGCTTGCAGATACGTCTCTGTGGACGTCACCGGAGCGTACCAGATAACAACATTGGCAGCGGTCAGGGTTACCCCGTGTGCCGCTGCTTGCGGTTGTATCACCAGTACTCTTGGGTCTTTTGTTTCCTGAAAGTTTTTGAATATCCTCGTCCGTGAATGGACAGGCACATCACCATTGATGACTTCGCAAGTAATACCTTCTTTGGTAAGGAACTCACTGAGCAATGTTATGGTGTGTTTGAACGGGGCAAAAATCAGCACTTTGTGGCTGGCCTCTTCAATCACTTCTTTCACAGCGTTCAAACGGTTGGACACATCGAACTCTACAACTGCTCCGTCGTCGGTGTAAACCGAACCACATGAGATTTGCAGCAGTTTGTTCATCTTTGCCGCAGCATTAACCGAACTGATCTCCTCGCCCGCTGCCTCAATGAGCATTTGATCTTTGAGCATCTTGTAGTACTTGGATTGCGACGGGCTGAGCGGCGCAAACCTACTGATGTGCATCACTTCTGGGAGATCAAGACACTCATCTTTGGTGAACCGAATCGCTGGCTGGAGCATGTCGAACACAATCTGCTCAGCGTTGGGGCGTGGTATCCAGCGGTACATACTGAACTGTTGCATGACTGATTCACGGTAGTCACCGAAAAACCTTGGTGCTTTCTGTGGCACACACAGGCGACCCAGCCCGTACGCATCAAGCGGTGACTGCGAAGCAGGTGTTCCGGTCAGCATCCACAACCGAGTGTTTGGTGTGACCAGCTTGTGCATCAGCTTCCATCGTTTGGTCTGGACGTTTTTGTAGGCGTTGGCCTCGTCGATGACAATCAAATCAAAGCTACCGTTGTTTAACAACTCGTCAGCAATTGTGGCCAGACCATCGTAGTTAATGACAATGAACTGGGCCTTGCCTGTAACAATCTTCGCCCGCTTCTTGGCATCTCCGTACGCTACGTCTACAGACCTGTGTACTGCAAACTTGAACAGATCAGCCTGCCATGCAGATTGCATGATGGACAACGGACACACAACCAAGACACGCTTGACTATGCCCGCATTCATAAGCTGATCAGCAGCCCATATTACAGATGCAGTCTTCCCAGTACCTTGTTCATTAAAGCAGAACGCCCGATGATTGGCTACAAGGAAAGACGTTGTTTTCTTTTGGTGGTCAAAAGGCTCAAACCCCATAGGGCGCGGCCACATGTAAGTCTGCATTGGTTATTTCATTGATGAGTCGGAGTTGCGTTTAAAGGATCGGTTTTTGCTGGGCGGCTCAAGTCTGACCCCATCTTTGTTTGATCCACCTTTAGATAAAGCTTTGACGTGCGCAACATCTTTTCCGCTGCGATCGACACCTTTGGCGTCAAGTTTTCTTCTGGCTCGTTGGCGCTCCATCCGGTCAGGCAACTCACCTCGCTGTGTTTGTTGTTCATATTCTTTCTTGTACGGTCTGGGTTTGTTTACGTAAGGCATTTTGGTTCTCCTGTGAAGGGTTAAAACTCTCGGTGATCATAGCAATTCTTTGATTTTTTATCATCGCTCTGAGCCATTTATTGCCCCCTAGAGCCATGTAAGTCTCATGCTCCCATGCAGACATTCGCATGCCCATTGATTTTCCAGAACCTGTTATTTCACTCTTGGGCCTTGGCATTTGTGATCCTCTCCAGCTGACTTGGTTAAAAATATAAGGTAACAGTTACTGCACCGCCATACAAGACCTTCTTGCACGACCGTTCTGCGCTCCCCGT